GTGAATTTCGATAGAACTCCGATTTAAGAAGTTGGCGCCTGGTCAAAAAAGTTCCTGGAAGTTTTCCGGAGTTCTCGGCCGCACGGCTTGGAAAAAAGCGAGGTGAAATTATGGGTGGAAGAAAACCAACACCGGCGGCGCTCATCGACCCGGTGGGTCATAAAAGATCAGCTAGTGAGATCGCCGAACGCCAACGGGCCGAAGATATGCTACAAACCAAGGCGGTGCTACGTTGTCCGCGGGAGCTTAGCCCGTTGGCTAAAAAAGAGTGGCGCCGGATAATGAAGCTATATCGTCGTATGTCTGCACAGATTTTGAATGACCTTGATCGGCAGTCGCTTATCATGTACTGCGAGGCCGTAGCGGCGTACGAAGTGGCGCGGCAGCTATGCGCCCGTGAACAGGAAAATGCGGGCGACCCGGATGCGCTCAAGGTCATTGAGAAGTGCCTTGCCGTAATGGACAAGCAAGCAGTCATCATAAGTAGGTTGTCGGAGCAATTATGTCTTACGCCGGTGGGCCGCGCCCGGATGGGAATGGCCGCTGTAATGCTCCCGAAAGAGCCCAACGCGCTCGAGAAATTTCTCGCCGCGGACGATGAGGATGATGACGAGTGAGGCCTGCACTGAATTACGTCCAAGAGTACATTGACAAAATTAAGTCAGGCGAGATCGTCGTTAGCAGTAAGGTTCGTAAGTGGTATCTGAATCACATTGAGCCGATCATACAGGGAAAGCACTTGAAGTACTATCTCAACGTTAAGCGGGGCGCGCGTGTGGTAGAGTTCATTGAGCGCTTTTGCCGGCAGTCGAAAGGGAAGTGGTATGGCCGGCCGCTTAAACTTCAGCTTTTCCAAAAGGCGAAGTTACAGGCTATTTTTGGGGTTCTGCATCGCGAGACAAAGATGCGTCGATTTCAAGAAGTGTTTGACGTCCGTGCGCGGAAAAACGGTAAGTCGACTGAGATGGCCGCCGTGGCGAATTACCTGTTGGTTGCCGATAAAGAGTTAGGCGCGGAAATATATTGCGCCGCGACAACTAGCGCTCAGGCTCTTCGGGTTTGGGAAGAGAGTCGGAATATGTATTTGCAGTCGCCTGAGCTTCGGGAGTTTTTGACGCATAAGGTTTTTCGTCAACCTACGATTGAGTGTAAGCATACGATGTCTAAGTATCAAGTTCTTTCTCGTAACGTAAGTTCTCAAGACGGACTTAATGCGTCGGGCGCGATCGTTGATGAGGCGCATGAACTAGGTCGAGACCGATATGACATCCTTAAGCAAGCGACGACGGCTCGCGAGCAGCCACTTTTATTTATTATTACGACCGCGGGGTTCGTTCGTGGCGGGCTTTATGACGATTTGTATAGATACGCCGAGCTGGTAATAAACGGGGTGGTGGAGGATGACACGTTTTTTCCGCTGATTTATGAACTCGATGACCCGGAAGAGATTTGGGATGAGGGGTGTTGGGTTAAAGCTAATCCGGGTCTCGATACGATCAAAGACCGTGATAAATTGCGGAAGCATGTTGAGCGGATGAAAGGCGACCCGAACTTTGGGAATACCGTCAAAACGAAAGATTTTAACATTATAGGTGTGGATAATAAAGCCTGGCTTCCGTTCGAAGTGTTTAACAACAATGAAGTTTACTCAGAGGATGATCTTCGGAAATTCGATAATTCAATTGTGTTAGGCGGATTTGACTTAAGCCGGACTAATGATCTGACGGCCTTTAACACTTTACTTTTTGATCGAGAACACCGAAAAATAGTCGCGATCACCATGTATTGGATCACCGCTAAATTTCTCGAGGAGCAAAAGAAAAACAATTCAAAAGTTCCGTGGCAGGCTTGGGTTGATCGCGGGTTTATTCGCATTAGCGGTACGGAACTCATCGACTATCACGATATCGCAAATTACGTTGCTGCTAATTTTAAAACTTACGGTTGGATGTATCAATGTATAAATTATGATAGCTATTCGGCGCAGTATTTAGTTAAGGAGCTTGCGTCAATGGGTTACTCGGAAAAGCGTGTGCTGATTCCTACGCCTCAGGGCTATAAGACACTTTCGGTGCCGATGCAGCTTTTAGAGGCGCACCTCCGTGAGAAAATTTTAGTGTACCAAAACAACCCGGTTACAAAATGGTGTTTTAGTAACGTTATCCTTAAACAGGATCGAAACGGAAATTATATGCCAGATAAGAGTGAGCGTGACAAAAAAATTGACGGAGTATCTGCGATCTTAAATTGCTATGTTAGCTTAAGCGAGAATATAGAGTCTTATTTTTATGAATGATTGCGGGGTTAGCAGATGGGTATATTTGCGAGTTTGTTTAAGAAAAAACTGAAGCGAAAAAGCGATTTAAAGTTTATAGACCTTTTCGAGCCGTTTTTTTCCCAGGCTTACGATCAAAAACTTAATGATACGTTTATGAGTGCAATTCAGGCGCACGCAAGGCATGTAAGCAAGATTAAGCCGGTAGTTAAACTTGGCGAAGGATTGGCAAATAAACCGTATCTGACTCGTCTTCTGCAGCTTCGGCCGAACTCGACCATGAACGCAGCTACGTTTTGGGAAAAGGTGCGGTACCATTACGACGTAGAAACTAATGTGTTTATATGGATAGAGCGAGATCTCTACGCGACTAATCCAAATGACGTAAAAAGTTTGTGGCTTATAAATCCTGAGACCGCAGAAGTCAGAGTGACGGATTCAGGCAAGATCGTTATTAAGTTTTTGCTTGAGGGCCAAGAGATATATACGGGGATGGAGGATGTTATCCATGTTGCTAAAAACGTTAACGCGGCCGAGTTTTTTGGTACAGGAAACAAAGTTATTGAGACGGTGCTTAAAGTTATCAATACAAATTACGCTGGGATTGAGAACGCGATAAAGACAAGTGCGTTTTTGAGATTTGTTGTTATATCGACCACTCCTATTAGTCCTAAAGTTAAGGCAGATCGTGCTAAGGAGTTTGCAGAAACGTATTTGTCGATTGACAAATCGCCGGGTATTGCTTATTTGGATAGCGTTGAGCAGTTAATACAAGTCAATAACCAATCTAAATACGCAAATTTTAAGGAGATGGAGCTCTTTGACGAAAAAATATATAACTATCTTGGAATTAACAGAAAAATTATAAACGCTACATATAACGAGGACGAATGGCAAGCTTATTATGAAAGCTCGCTCGAACCGTTTTTTACTAAGTTAGAACAAGAACTGACATATAAACTTTTTACTCAGCGGGAAATCGAGTTGGGAAATCGGATAGAAATTGAAGCCGATCGTTTACACACGGCGAGTCTTAAGACGCGGATCGGTGTTGCCCAGGTTATTCAGGGGCTTCCGGTATACCGGCCGAACGATATATATAAGTTGCTTTATTTGTCGCCGCTAGAAAATGGTGACAAGGAGTTCAGCAATTTGAACTATGTGCCGGCTGATATACAAGAGGAGTATCAAATTGGTAAGCCAGAAAAGGAAAACGAGGAGGTTGACGATGAGCCAGAAGCAGAAAAAGAGAAGCAGGATTAACGGTGAACGTGATTACTTGTTTGTTTCGTCGCTTGAAGCGCGCTCGCTTGAAGAGGCGGAAGAACGCGGCATGGTGCTTGAAGGGAAATTTGCGTCCTTCAATGACAAAACGCTACTTTTTGAATTCGGCGATAAGAAGTATTATGAGGTTATTTTACCTACCGCTTTCGACAATACGCGTATTGATCGGTGTTTTTTACGATATAATCATAGCAGTGGTAACGTTGCGCTGGCGCGGGTTAATAACCGTCAGCAAAAGGGCAACATGAAAATTGAAAAACGCGAAGACGGTATGTATTGGCGCGCGGAGTTAATTGACACTACTTTTGCTCGCGATCTCTACGAAGCTGTCAAAAGCGGTGTCGTAGATAAAGCCAGCTTTTCCTTTACTATAAAGGATGAGGATTATGAGCCGGAAACACGAACTTGGACAATCAAGGAAGTTGGAGAGCTCTTTGATGTTAGTCCGGTCGATATTCCGGCCTACGAAAATACAGAAACGACTGTTGCGATGCGTTCGCGTCGCTACCTTGATGCGGAGGCACAGGTAGCCAGGGCGGAGGCTTTGAGGGTTGCGAAACGCAAAGTAAAGTTAAAAATCATGTTAGGAGGCAGTTTAAGTGGATCGTTTAAAGAAAATTAACGCTCGTTTAGACGAGCTTAAAAGAATGCTTGACGAAGCAAACGACGAAAAGTCGATTGAAGAGATTGAACGTGAGGCGGAGGCGCTGACAAAAGAGCGTGCCGCATTGATCGAGAAAATGAAAGCGGAGTCGCGCGCTAGATTTGAAACTGCGCGACAGACGGAAATGCCGAGCGGGGATAATGCCGAGGAGCGCGCGGCTGAGCAGGTTAGGACTTTGATGCAAAACAGGGCGATTACAATTGCGACACCTGATATTTTGCGTGTAAATGTGCAGGATCCTTCGATTTCACCGCTCGTGGGGCTCCCGTACTCTTCGTTAGTTGATCGTTTGACGCTTACTAACGCAATTGGTGCCGAAACGTTCCAAAAAGCGTTCATGAAGAATTACGGCACGGCTAGTTACACTAATGAAGGCCAGCAGTATCCGGAAAGTGATCCGGAGTGGGATTTCGTGACGATTTCCAAAGCGAAGATAGCAATTTATACTGAAGTATCGGAAGAATTCGAAAAGCTTGCTCCGTCAATGTACTTGGCAGAAATTAAGAAGAATCTTGCCATCGCTATTAAACGGCAGCTCTCGACTGAGGTTATTTTAGGCGCGGGTACGATCAATGCACTGACGGGCATTGTTAATGCTCCTAATAATGTTATTAATCCGGCGACGAATTTGCCTCTCGGGGCAATTGACGAGAATACGCTTGATGAAATCGTATTTAACTATGGCGGGCCGAATGATTTTACAGACGGCGTGTTGATACTCAATAAGCTTGACTTGCTTGCGTTCTCCCGGGTTCGCGGGCAGCAGGATTTGAGGAAAGTGTATAATATCGATCTGAAAAATCAAACGATCGATGGTGTGCCTTACATCCTCAATAATGCTTTGCCGGCTTTGAGCAATTCGAATACGCCGCAGGACGCGGTTTGTATACTGTATGGTTCGCTCAGTGCTTACACGCTTGCTGTATTCAGCAATATAGAAATTATGAAATCTGTTGATTTCAGGTTCCGTCAGGGCCAGATCGCATATAAAGCGAGCGGTTTCTTTGGCGGGAACGTGACGCAGTATAACGGCTTTTTGCGTGTGCGCAAACAGTCATCGAGTTCATAAATCAGTAGTATAGCAAGGGAGGTAGCGTATGGCTAAAAACATACTGACAATTGATCAGGTTCGGGAGGCTTTGTTTTTAGACGCGGACGCGGATTATGCAATGCTCGAGCAGTATAGCCGCGCTGCCTCCCATTTTATTAAACAAAAGACGGGTTATGATTATGCCCAGGATGAGTCTGTTGAGCCTTTGGCCGTAACGTGCGCTAAGTTATACGTACGTCAGTTACATTTCGGGGCGCAAGGGTATAACAAAGAACACGATTATACGCTCGGGTTGACGGCTTTGATTAGCGATTTACAAGACCTCGCGCGG